CAGTCGTCTGAAACATCATATAAAACCGCCTTATGCTTATCCTTTCCTTTACGAAGTACTCGTCCAATGCTTTGCAGATTTCTAATTCGTGATTTTGACGGTGAGGCAAAGATAACATTATGGAGGTTCTTAATATTAATGCCTGTAGAAAAAGTTCCATAAGATGCAACGATAATAGCGTTGTTTTCCTTTTCAGTAATTTCTCTTACTGATTCTCTCTCTTCTGCATCCACTCCACCATGAACGAAAAATAATTTACGATCATTATGCTTATTACTATTTATCAAATCGTAAAGAACCTGACCATGTGCTTCGACTCGTGAAAACAGAACCAAAGTATTTCCTTTTAGATCTAATGCGAGATTTTTTATGAAGTTATTTCTTTGTTCATGACTAATAAGATATTCTATTTCATCCTGATATGTTTCAAATTTTTGAGGGGGGTGCTGAAGTATCAAACATTGTATATCTAGTTTTGATAAGTGTCCTTGCCTCATCAACTCATCAGTCTTTGTCACCTTATATGATGGCCCAAACAATCCTTCTAATACCCACTTATGAGTTTGTGTACCATCTAATGTACCAGTAAATCCATAACGATATTTGGCATTACCTAATTTAGTCATTATAGATATAAGTGACTTTGATTTAAACTGGTGAGCTTCATCTCCAACCACAGTTGAGAATCTCTCAAAATATTTACGGGGGAGTTTGTAGATTGATTGCCAGGTAGTAATTATAACTTGAGAATCTGTTTCTCTTTCTCTTCCAGCATATATCTTGTGACAATATGAACCAACATCCCATCCATAGTCTGCAAAGTCTTTATACATTTGCTCTACAAGGGAAGTCGTTGGAACAACTATCAGAGTATTTTGTTTTCTTTCAACGTAATATCTCACAATCGAATATATCATCAACGACTTACCTGAAGCAGTTGGAGATATCAATAATTTTCTATTATGTCGTAAAGCGTCGTATACTCCATCAATCTGATAATCTCTGGGTTGATATTTAGAGATAGCATTCATATAATCTTTTACACCTTCTTTAGAGATAGTTGGATTTACCTCAAAAGGTGTTCCATAATGTTTACTATCTTTAAATTCATAAGTATAATCATGATTCTTACAAAATTGAACTATTTTATCTAATAGTCCAACATATATTTCTCCTTTCTGAATATTAAATAATCGTATCTTACCATCCCAATACTTCTTTTGATAGTGCGGCATAAATTTTGCACCAGGCACTTCAAAAGTGAATTGATCGGATAATTCATAATATACATGAGTATCTGCTTCTATGTACAGATATACCTCATTCTTTTTTGATATAATCAAATGACTCATAATCCTATACCAATGTAGGATTATTTAGAGACTTATTTTTTCTCCTTATTATTTTCTTTATTTCTCTGTTTTACTCCTTGTTGTAATTGTTTTAATGTTGGTTTTGTTTTTTGATCACCAGAGGGATTTAAAGTACCATCAAAATCTGCATTACTGGTAACATCTTTATTATAAACATCTCTCATACCAGAAGGAGGATTATCTTTAGTCCCAAATAACTTTTTAAGAAGTTCTTCACCACTTTTAGCAGCAAGAACTGCTCCACCAACTTTGGCTGCTACTCTTTTAGTAAATGGATTTTTAAAAACGGCACGAACTGCTGCGTTTTCTGTAAAATTTTCAAATGATTTCATTTATCCGATAATAGTATCAAACCAATCTTGACTCATTCCTGAAATAATCTTATCTGCTGCTTCTTCATTTAAAGCATACTTCTCTTCAATAAGATGATTCACAACCTTCTTATAATTCTCATGAATTTTCTGACTTTCTTTTGGAGTAGGTTTCATCGTCTAATATTAGATCTACTCATATATTTATAATTTACATACCTGCCTGGAACTTATTCCACTCAATTGCATTCTTAATTTGAAATGTTCTGTTAGAAATATTTTTAATAATCTCTTCTAAGAATTTTAATGAAGTATCATAATATCTTATTTTAAGATCTATCTTTTGAACTTTTTCATCTGCATCCATATATCTTTGTATAGCATCTTTTTCTCTTACCTTATATCCAAAAGGTTCTTCAATATAAACTTCTGCTGGTGCTTTACCAGTATAATAATTGTGCCTTTCTAATCTAACTTTATTATATTGTTCTCTTGCTTTCTCACGCAATAAAGTAATCGTATTATAAACTGTATAATACTTTGCATGTAATTGTGGAATCTTCAATGATTCATCATGTAGATTATCAGGATCAATGACAGCATCACGCTCCCACATCTCCTGAATTTTGTCAAGGTTCATTTAAGTAGAACTAATCAAATCGTAAATAGTATACTTGAAAGATGCTTCTGCTGTAAAGTATTGTATATCTGGGCTAGTTGCATCAAAATTTAATGATGTAAGTGATATTGGAAATAAATCTTGGAATTTTACTTTTGCAATTTCTCTATAATTACTGTTTAAAATCCTAAGAGTTCCATCACAGAATGCTTCAGTCAAATCTCTTTGATTTGCATCATCTGTGGTTAGTTCTTTAAATTGTTGTGTTGTTTCTGGAAATCCTAATCCTGTCAGCCAATTATATACTGCCATATAGTTTTCCATATTCTCATCAACTAAGAATCTTAAAGTAAAATCACCATAAGTTAACTTCTCACCAGGTACATCAATATCTTTTAGATATGTTGGTTGTTTAGCAAGTTCTAAAGATATTTCTGGTATTTTAGCACTATTTGAAAAAAAGTCAACTTTGGGATATTTTGCAAGATTAAACTTGAAACCTATTCCAGATAAAAAATTTCTATTATCTATCTGATTCCTAAAGGGTGATGCTACTGTCATTTAATTCACTTCTTTTTACTTTTTTTATGAGTTTCCCATCTTTCATCATCACTAAACACACCCGATTTAGCTGCTGGACTATTAGCAGTCTTTGCTAACCATGCTGCTTTACCACCATCACCACCAACTTTAGCACCAACTTTAGCACCAACTGTACCTGCTTTTCCAGGTGCCTTTCCAACTGCACCAGCAGCCTTTCCAACTGCAGATCCTACCGTTGTACCTGTTCCACCTGATGCTGCAATTGCAGAAGCATCAGCAACAGAAGATTCTCCACCTTTCTTATCAGATTTCCATGAAGTGTGTACCGATCCACCTAATACACCTGAAGCAAATGCAGTGGTAAGTTTAACGTTATTAGATCTCTTTATCTTACCAATTTTTGTTTTACGTCCTTGTGCAATAGCAGTCTTAACATCCTTATTAAAGGAAGGAGTATTAGTTGCTTTCGTAGGTGCTTTAGGTTTTCCAGCATCTAATATCTGCTTACGTGCAGTAGTATTAGTTGAAGTAATTGGACCACCTACTTTACCTACTGGAAGAGAACCTTTTGCCTTTACACCTGGTAACTGTTTAGGTGTTGAAGCACCTGGTAACTGTTTAGGTGTTGCAGCACCTGTTATTTGTTTTGCTGCAGGAGTACCTTTTAATAGTTTTTGTGTTGTTGCTGGTTTTTGAATTTTAAAATTAGATATATTTTTATTTGGATCTTTTTTCCAGAACGATAACCAAGGATTCATTGGTTTCTTACGACCATCTGGTTTCTTAACTGGTGCTGTTTGGGATTTCTGTCCTACTTTTCCTGCAGTATTTGATGTCTGTGTTTTCTGTCCTGCTTTTCCTAAAAGGTTTGAAGTTTTATTTTTTACATCCTTACTAAATTGATCCCATGTTTTTGCACCTTGATCCAATGTAAGTTTAAGATCCTTTTTCCCTCTTTCCGATGCACTTGTTAATGCTTGTTGTGTCCTTCCTGCTAATTTTGTTTGCTTAATTCTTTCATAAGTTTGTCTTGCTTGTCTACCTGCTTCATAACTACGTGCTGCTCCTTGTCGAATACCTTCACCAGTTTGTTTTAGTACAGTTCCAGTTACTTGTGCTGCAGGTGGGACAAATGTTTTAATATCTTTTACACCTTGTTTTCCAATTTCAGTTGCTTTTTTAACTGCTGGTTCAGTATATTTTTTTGCAGTACTAACAATTGCTTTTCTTGTTGCAACATCTTTTGCCGCCTTTTTACCAGCAGCAGTACCTAATGTTTCTATTGTTTTACCACTTTTAGTAGAAACATTTTTAACAGTATTATAGATCGCTTTGATAGCATCTCCAACTTTTTTCTTTTCTAAAATAACTTCTCTATCAAGGTCTATATTTTCCATTTCTACAGAAAGACATAATTGTAATATTATTTATAAAATAAAATAAAAAAGGGAGGTCTTGCGACCCCCCCTCGAAAAGATATGTAATATCTATATTACATTAGGTTAGCAACCTTAACTCTTCTGTAGTAACGGTTAGAGTTCTTAGTTAGAGTACCAAGTCCCTGAGTTGTACCTTGTGAGAATGGGTTCTCGACGATGCCGTAGCGAGTCTTGAATCCAATTTTTGGTTGGAAGGTGTCCTGACCAACAGCACGAACCATCTGTAGTGGAACGTATGGGCAGTAGAACAATCCAGCGTCATAAGGTGAAGAACCCTTGTATCCAACAACGTAGTACTGGTTAGCAGCAACGTTTGCAGAATAAGGATCGATGTATACACGATACTTACCTTGTAGCACACCAGCAAATGTGTTACCTGTGTCGTCAACCTGTAGGTTAGCGTTCAATGCTGGAGTATAATCCAGAACGCCAGCCATTGTTAGGGCGGAAGCAACGTCTGCAGAGCAGAGGATGATGTTACCCTTTCCACGACGAGTTCTTTGTGCGATTGCGTTAGCGTCTCTTTCAATCTGGAATAGAAGTCCTTTGAACTTCTCAACAGACCATCTTCCGTTTGAGTCGATGTCGAGGTCGAATACACCAGCAGTAGCAGTGTTAGAAACAGCACCCTGTTCAGCAGTTTTGTAGATAGTTCTAATAACTTCTCTGTTGATTTCCGCAAGGATCTCAGTAGAAAGGATATTAGCAAGTTCTGCTTCAGCATTTAAGCCGTGGATTGCCTTAAGGTCTTGAGCAAGCTCTAATGAGTACTCAGCTTTAAGTGCTCTGGAACGTGCAGTTACAGTGACTTTCTCGATTGAGAATGCCATCTGGTTGAAAGCTGCTGAACCAGAAGTTCCAAGTGCCTCAGCCTCACTTGTTTCCATACCCTGACCAACGTTATAGTCGGTAGAAGTAGCAGAAGAAGTTGGGTTAAGAACAGATGGGTTTGTTCCTGTCTGGTTAGTTGTACCAAAACCAACGGATGTGTTACCAAATCCAGAGGTATTGTCATAATCAGCATTCATTCCAGAGAATGCAGTGTCTGCTTCGTTGTAGAACGCTTCGGTTCCAGTCTGCTTCTCGTAACGAGAACGCATTGCGAAGATAAGTCCAGTAGGACCAGACATTGGTTGAACACCAGCAAGGTCATATGCGACCAAGTTTGGCATTGCACGTCTAATCAAGGAGATTAGAACTGGGTCGAATCCAGCAACTTGACCAGCTGCTGTAGCAGCACCAGAGAAACCTTGTGGGTTTCCACCACTATTGGTTGGTGCGGCTTCTGTAAGGAATGATCCGCTATTCTCAAAAGATGCGGTTTCCTTTAAAAACTTTTCTTGGTTTTCGAGCAGGACAGCGGTAACTGCTTTTCTATGATTATCCTTGATTGGATCAAGACCTTCATAGTCTAGCAATGGAGCCCACTTTTCCTGCAACTGTTCTGATTGGAACATTTGCTTAAATTAGTGTTGTTTACGTTAATGTTTAATTCATTTGTTACTAATGGCCGACACCATCTTCAAGTAACTAGCCATCGAACCAGTAATGGATTCGGGTGAACTATCTACTCCTTCAGAGAGTGTTTCGGACTTAGCTTGCGCTGGAGCAGACTTCTTAGAAGGGAAATAAGATTCCTTCAGTGTCTCCAACTTCTCACGATAAGATTCTTCACTTGCAAACTCTACACTTTCGGAAAGTGAGGCGAGCTTCTCCTTCTGGGTCTCAGCAAGACCTTCGGATACATCGGCAAGAATTACATCAGCAGCAGACTCAGAAAGTCTTTGTGTTAATGTTACATTCTTTTCGATTTGCTCATTGAGCTTAGCTTCCATGTCATCTAGTTTTTCTACCATGCTCTCAAGCACATCATATTTATCTTCAGGGAGGGATACATAATGTTCTTCAAAAAGACTCTTAAGACCAGTCATAAAGGATTCTGTTAATTCTTCCTTAAGACCGCCTTCTACTGCAAGTTGATTCTCAGTGAACCACTCGTCAGCAACATATTCTAGGTAGGAATCAACACGCTCATTAAGTGCGCCTTTGATTTCCTCGACCTCTTCAAGGAGTTTTTCTTCGTACTCTTTATCAAGTACTTCCTTGATTTGGACAACCTTACCTTTAACTGCTGCTTCTAGGATTGTCTTAGCTTTCTCTTTGAACTCTTCAGACAATTCTTCGCCAGCAACCAAAGCATTAACATCTTCATCGATGCTAATTTCGGTATAGTCAGGTGCTTCATTAACTACCTCTTCTTCGGTAGTTTCTTCTTCAGCAACTACTTGATCTTCTTCCACTGCTGGTTCTTCAGCAACGACTTCTTGATCATCCTTGATTTCAACTTCGTCGCCAGAGTTAAGACCTTTCATAGCATCGGCCTTAGCACCTTTCTTGTTGACAACATCCCTTACTTGCTTAAGGCTTCCTGCTGGATCCTTAAGTTTAGCGGAATCATTAGTTGGACTTGCGTTATCCACAGTTGGTCCACCTAAATCCTCAAAAGGAGGTGTGTTTCCTGGTGTTGATACTCCAGAAGCATTGCTTCCTTCTTTTGGTAAAGGGTTTCCAGGGGCTGCTTTTGCATTAACCGCAGTCTTGGATTGTGAAGGTAATGTAATTTCGTTCACGATGTCCCTTTCCATTTTTTGTAAGTTGTTGTCACTAGACATTGCTTGTAATCTCCGAGTTTCCTGTTGAAATCTATATTTATTTATAATGTGTGGATTTACAATGAGTTAATAAACTCATCGAACAAGTTTAATTTATGCTCTTCGAGAGCTTTTTGACCTGCAAGAGTATCAATTTTACTCTTAATTTCTTCTGCTTTTTTCTCACGAAGGATGCTTCCTTCCCATATCCATTCCTTACCTTCCATAATACCTTCGACAAATGCGTCAGGTGCAGAAGGATCGGCAACAATGTCAGCAGCAGTTGCTAACATGAAATCTTCTCCTACGACATTAAATCCTTCTTTGGTTGGTTTTAGAGAACCAATTCCACGAGAGGACACGCCGAGTTTAACTCCTTCACTTAATAGTGAGGATGCTATTTTACCCATTGGGGTAGACTCAAGAATCTTTGCTCTACCAATAAAATTAGTACCAGATTCTTTAAGTGATGTGATCTTATGAGAAACCCTATCGAGGTTTACAGTAGGACCATCAGGATGACCAAGTTCTCCAAGTGCTCTGCCAGTATTAACATGCTCTTTCATGTATCTACCAACTTCACGCTGAAGAGTTTCCATAGGATACATACGACCATTACGGTTCTTTATGTTTCCTTGTAGAAAAACACCTTCGATGTAGAGGTTTTTCTTACCACTTTTAGTTGCTTCAGTAATAACTTTTACTGATTCAATTTCTTCTCTAATGAGTTTCATTGGATTAACCCCCTACAATTTGGACTTGTTGTGCTGTTACTGTACTATTCTTTCCAGCAGTAAACTGAGATCTTATAGCAGCAATCTTCTGTGAAGACCTTAACTCAGCAGCTCTTGGTGAAACACCTAATGTTGCTGAGAAAGCAGTTGCTATAGCAGCAGTTCCTGCAAGTGCATCAGTAACTGTCAATTGTGCTCCAAATCCAGGACTTCCTGCAGTTGGTGCAAATCCAGTGTTAACTGATTTAACCCTCTTATCAGTAAAATCAAACCAAGGTTGACCATTAATACTGGCACTAACCGTAGCATTTACAGGGAATTGAGCATACTGCCCTTCAGGTATAGTAATAACTAAATTCATGAACCCTGTTCCACCGTCACCAGCCGCAGTAGTTATTCCAACTATTGGTTGAGAAGCAACTTTACCCATTGCAATTATCTCTGGTGTATCTGCTGCGAGATAAGTCGAACTATCCTGATAAGCAGAAACTCCGATTCCTGTGGAATCGAATCCTGATACCGCAACATGAGCAGCAGTTCCTATAGCAACTACTCTCAAGTATTCCGTCTGCTGATTAAAAGCAGAAGATGCTGTAGATGCAGCACCTGCAGCTACAGTTATTACATTTCCGACTGATTTATACGCCATTACTAAATAAGGGTTCTACATTAGTAGTTATTTATAATTACTCTTCCTCAGTAGTTTCAGTGTCTACCTCAGTTTCTACTTCGGGTGCAGGATTAAAAGTACTTGTTGCTACATCAGGACGAAAAGCATCAACTTTCTCTGCTGATTTTGCATAAAGCATATCTTTAATTGTATCGCTAATATTAGATGGCGATTCATCTGCAATAATCATATCCATTAGTGCAGATTGTATATCTTTACCAACAGCTCCAGTTACTCCTGTCTCAGATGTTTCAGTTTCAGTTGGATTCATTTCAGTTTCAGTATCAGGCATTGTATTAAATGTGAGTAATCGTTAATATTTATGTATCATTCCCACTAGGGGTAGAGTCATTACTAGATGCATCTACATCATGATGGGTATAATTATAATCAGTAATCATAGCAAATAAACGTCCTTTATACCAATCGACGAATTCCATTTCCTCTTTTGGTCTTGTTGGAGGACCTTGCCAAACACTTTTATAATTTTCAAGAGAACTGTATACCATACGTACTTCTCTTATATTAAATCTTTGTTCAGCCCACCACTCCATGTCATCAGAATCTCGGCGAAAATCATAATCATCTTTCTTTCCACCGAGTCCCATCAAATCTCTCCGCCTTTTGGTTTAACCAAATTAGCGTCAGATTGGGCAACAGAAGTATCAACTGCCATAGATCTTAAAGCAGCATCGGGTTCAGCTTCAGTAGCACCAAGTTGAGTTGGATCTACTGGTCTCATTCCACCACTACCTTCTGGATCCAACATCATATCCTGTTCAATTGCAGCAGGATCTGGAATAATACCATCCTTA